AATTTTGCAATTAGAAAAGATTTTTTGCTTACATTGTTGTAAGCGAAGAATAACTAAAAAATATAGAGATTATGGAACTAAGACATTTACGCTCCTTTGTTTATGTCGCCGAAACAAAGTCGTTTAGTACGGCTGCCACACGTTGTTGCGTCACCCAGTCGGCGGTAAGCCAGCACATTCGCGCCCTGGAGGACGAGTTGGACTGCAAACTGCTTATCCGCACATCACACGGCATTATGCTCACCGAAAGCGGCGAAGCCCTGTTGCCTCGCGCCAAAGAAATACTGAAGCAGACTGAGGACTGCAAAGAGCAAATCAACACCCTCAACAACTGCATGGTCGGCGAATTGCGCATAGGTGTAGGCTCTTTTATTGCTCCGTACATCCGCATGGCAGCATTGATATTCATGGAGAGATACCCTAACGTGCGTATCAATGCCGACTTTACTAAAGCCTACATCCTCAACCAATCGCTAAGAGCGCACATGTTAGACCTTGCTTTCACTATGAATATGGCTTACAGCCACGAGGGAATAGAGACTACACCCTGCATACCTTTTAATGTGTATGCTATCATGCGCGATACCCATCCGCTTGCCTCGCTCTCAATGGTGTCGTATGAGGACATTCTGAAGCACCCCATCATCATGCCCGACGTAGGCGAGCGTGCCATTGAGACTTTTCAGCAATACATACAGCGCGACCTATATAAGCTCAACATTAAGTGCATTATCAGCGATCCCGACGAAGCCCTTGCTTCGGTAGAAGAAACTAAGTACGTCACCTTCATGCCTAAGCTCTACCTGCGCAACTACCCTACCCTTGTGGCGCGTCCCGTTGTAGGACTCGAACAGCAGTTAATGAGCAACGCTCACTGGATGCAGGACGTTCCCAAGAAGCGTGCCGCACAACTCTTCCTCGACATCATCCGCGACGAAGTAGTGCCATACATTTCTGTAGCCGAAGATTCACAAGGAAAGTTCAAACCGCCACCCCGATAGTCATTAGAAAATCTTATACCGACCGAGCCTCACGTTAGCAGCGTGAGGTTTTTTTATTTTAGGATTAGCCGAAATTATATGTTATCCCATAGCGAGAACACTTAATAAGAAACACTTCGCTCCCATCACTTTCTCCCATACCTTTGCATCAAGTTCAATAATGAACGAAACCAACCAAACACAAACAACTATGCAGATTAAGACAAACGACGGCAACTATGATGTTGCCAGCAAAGGCCTTGGCAACACAGCCCTGGGTCTCGGCATCGCAGGATTGGCCACCAGCTTGCTTGGAGGTGGCGTGTCGCTCATGGGAATGGGAAGGAACAACGGTATGACCGCCAATCCGTCCGACCCTGACGCGCGTTTCGTAACTAAGAGTGAGACTAACCTTATCCAGGAGAACAGCACTCTGAAGACCGAACTCGCAATTCAGAAGAGCGAGAACTACACTGACAAGAAGCTCGTGGAAGTGACACAGTACCTCGACACGAAGTTGCGCCGACTGGAAGACAAGGTAGACGCAAACAAGGATGCGCAGCAAGCCGTCAACGCACAGCAGATGGCTTACAATGCGGCAGCTAACGCCAATATCGACGTGCTCAAGTCGCAGGTAGCCTCATTGTTGAGCGTAACCAAACGGTACATTCCTTCAACCAACGTATGCCAGACTGGTTGCGGTTGCGGATGCAATCAGTAAGAGAATGATGTAATCCTGTTATATATATGGAATACAAAAACTCGCAAATCTTGGCGGCAGTCGTGTCCGAATGGGCACGACCCGCCATTTCGCAGATAGCCGCAGGCAACCTCATGCGCCTACCCATGCTTCAGTCTCTGCAAGCCACCATCAGCTCGTTAGGCCTCGTTAGTGGCAGCTATGCCCTACAGAAAGACATCGAGCCGCTTATCCAACCCATCGTCAACTCGCTCGTCGCACCTATGCTTGCCCGATATTTCGGTCAGATACCCGAAGAGAGCATACCGCAGATGGCACACGACATAGTGGAGAAGATGCGTGGTAACGGACCGCTGTCGGTGCTCGAAGGTATGGTGACGTTTGAAGAAGAAGACCTCAACGAGCTTGCCGATCTTCTTGACAAGAACCTTCCCGTAGAGCAGACGCAAGGCTATCATGTAAAACATTGAACAGAGTAACAAACCAAGCGGCGGCAAGCATCGTCGCTATAATAAAACAGAAACGATTATGAACAAACGTACCATTCCGGCTATCATCATAGCCACACTTGCGGCAGGTGCAACCGCCGCCGCACCATATTATGATGTCAACATCACACAGCAGCTCTGCACACCGGCTTGTGTAGACGAGACACCCGTGTTCGCTCCGAAGTTCTCCGTCAAGAGCATTGCCAACGTAGGCACATCACAGTATATCATCGTCATTCATGTCGAGGGCGTAATAAACTACATCCCTTGCAACTGCGGCTCGTGCTGCACACGCTCACAAGTGGTGTCGCAAGACTTCACCATTCCTGTGTTCAGCGCCACCGCCATCAATTCGGCAACAATAGCAGTTGGCACCGTCCAGAACGGCATTGCACGCATGTCGTGCTACAGCTGTTCCAAGACTTTCGTTTCCGACTGCCCCGTAACGCTCACTCTTGCAACTACATAAAGCCATGATAGTTCTGATAGCTATAGCCACCATGATAGCCGCCACGCTCGCCCAACACCTCGGACTGGCCGAAGCCATTGCCCATGTTGTTGACAAGGTGGCATCATGCCCTCAGTGTTTCACTTTTTGGGTTACAATGTCGGCATTGCTCTACCTCGGCCACGACGTCTACACATCGACGCTGGCGGCTATTGTGGTGGCATATCTGTCTAACTGGTTTGTGTTGTTGCTGCTTATCCTTCAACGTAAATTCACAAAGCTATATGAAAAAGAAAGACACACCACCGACCGCCTCGAACACTGAGGTAAAGGCAGAAAGCAAGCCCGAGGCGCAGACATTCTTTCCTATATTGCATGTCACTGTGCAAAAAAGCCTGATTGTCCCACATTTTCGGGGCATTTGTCCCACATGTTAAACATATAAAAACTCAAACAAAATGAATTACAAACAGATGATTGAACAGGCTCGTGCCAATGGTATGGCTACCGAGAAGAAGATGTGGGCAGCGGTAGAAACTCTCTCTACCGACCTCCTTGCGCTTGAGCAGACCGACCCTAAGCTCTACTGGCACATATTGCGCCGTCAGCACGCCGTGCTCTACGGACGGCACTATTCAGAGAAGATGGCTAACCATGATGTGAACGCTCTTGTCTATAGCGGCATGTACGACGAGGAGGGTATGCCAACCGGCGGCGGCGCACATTGGACCCGTCTCAAGGTAGACGAGCTGACTAAGGGCATGAAGTTTCACGCCAACGTCAACACATGGGACAAATATGTCGCCTTCAACTCTATGTATGCCGACCTTTGCGTTTGCATGAACGAAGAGGAGATAATCAAGGCTGCCTATGCCTTCTACTTTTGTGATGACGACTGGCAGCCCTGCGAAGACGACTGCACTAAGGTATGGGACTATAACGCCCTACATGCCACGCTCTAAATTTTGAATTTTACATTTGTTTTAAGCCAACGGGAACTCGAAATTAGCAGAAAACTTGTACTATCATTCTGTTTCTTTTGTATTTTCTGTTGGCTTATATTTTTTTCGTGCAATTAGCGAAATTCGTTGTTCCTCCCCTTCGTTGTCCGCTTTCGATGTCCGCCCCACCAAATTAAAAACGCCTAACTTTGCCCATGAAAGAAACCTGAAAATTATGTCACAACAGAAAATCAACCTTACGCTGCCCCGCTCATGGAACGAGTGCAGCACCGAGCAGTTGGAGCTCATCTCTCGCATAATGCTTGAACAGATACAGCGAGCCGACCGTTATCATCCCTTCGACATGCGCAATGTCAAGATAGCGTGCTTCTTCGTCATGTCGGGCATAGAGATAGTGGAAGGCATAGACGAGTCGAAGCCTCTCGAAGAGCAACACTACACTTGCCGACTCTCCCCCCCGAGCCGTCGCAACCGTTTCTTCCGTCGCAAGCAGGAGGAAGAAACCTTCCCTCTCTACCTATGGGAGCTCAACTACTGGCTAACGCCAAAGCCGAAGACCAATGACCGTAACTCGGCTGAGTGTCTTGCCTCCGGTGCCGGACTGCTCGATTGGCTCGACAATGAGCGTGGTGCTCACCTCACTCGCTTTCCCTACCCCACCCTTCGCCTTCGCAACAAGCGTGGTCTGCTACGTCGCAAGACCGACTACGAAGGTCCGGCGCAGGATATGGACGGCTTCTCATGGCAGCAATATCGCTTTGCCTCCGACCTCATGGGACAATACACCTCGCTCGCCAACAACCTTGTCAAGATGAAGCAGATGGGTAAGTTCACAGCCGAGCAGATAGCGCAGCAAGCCGACAGCGTAGACCAGGCACGCTCCATGTTCCTCGCCACCATTTTCAACCAGCGCATCCCCTACCTCGACCCGAACACCTCGCTGCGCACCGTCGACTTCCATTACGACACCCGTCAGTTCAACGACAACGCAGCCTACTTCCGTGATTTTCCCGACTACCGTTGGCAGCCTATCCTATTTTGGTGGACAGGCATGATGCAAACCCTAAGCCGACGCTTCCCTCACGTCTTCAAAGTGCAGAAGCTTGATCCTCTACAGCGTCCATCCACGCCCTTGGAGATATACACCGCCACCATTGCCACCATGCAGAAATACGCCTCGCTCACCGAAGACCAGGTGAACAACCAGTCGTAT